TCCAAGTACAATGCGTGATATTGAATATGAAAAGTTTGATTACAATATTATCAAGCCAAACATTAATCCTTTTGCTGACACATTAGTAAATGAAATGTGGCCCTTCTTCAGAAATCTTTGGAGAGCGAGGGGCGGATATGCGGCACAAGTTAAGTTTAGTCCTGAACTAGACTTAAAAGAATTTGGTAGCCAATATGGTCCAGGCATGTATACTGCAACATTTAACTTTAGAATTAATGATGCAGGTCAGTGGCATGCAGACTTTAAGTATAAGTTTGACCAAATAGACAATCCATATGATGATAGACTACCCCCTCCAGAGGGTCGTAAAGGTCCGTTCTATGCACAAGACTACTCACGTTTGCAAAGTAATACTGCAAAACGTGCTAGAAAGATTGCAAAGCCTAGTTGGAGTGTAGATGAAGGGCGTAGTGGACAAGATTTTAGTGACTTACTACGTGAGGAAGCAGAACTCAATGCTAGTATAGATTTCTCATTTGAATACCATTATGTTGGTGATGGCGATTGGAGTGATTTAGAGCAGTACAGAGTAGATGTTTCTAATGTCAAACGTGAAGCCATTCCTGAGAAGGAAGCAATGAGTGCATTAGACTTTGCTAAACAAGCGCAACCCAATGTTCAGTCAGTCCCTATAACTAGTATCACACGTAAAGTTAGCAAGCCGGCCTTCCCAGTATAAATTTCCTTAGTTTTATGTGACTATAAATAAGAAAGTCACACTGGGAAATAATGGAAAAAATAATGCTAATTGCCGGATGTAGCCATGCAGCCGGCTCTGAAATAAATGGATTAGAGGATAGTGTTTATAATAGGCAACATTCTTTTGGGAATTTAGTTGCCTTTAACTATGGTTATAAACCTATTAACATATCACAAAATGGAATGACCAACAGTGGCATAACACGTTCCATTCTAAAGTGGATAGAGAAGTTTTATGATCCTAATAAAATAGAGTTGTTTGTCTTAGTGTCTTGGACTGAAAGTACAAGATTAGAGATTCCAGCAGATAGAAATTTTTGGTACAATGGGTCAAGCAAAGCCGCTGATTGGTTTGACGAGACTGCTAATACTTATTTCAGAATTAATTTGGGATGGGAAGGTGGTGATGCAGAAGAAAAAGCACTGTTTCCTTCTTATCAAAAATTTATGGTTCAAAATGAAAAGTTTTTAGAATTAACTAGCATTAATAATGTATTATTGGTACAATACTTGTTGCAATCTAAGGACATAAAGTATATCATGTGTAATGCTATGCATATGTTCACGCTACCTAGTAAACACAACCAAGAACTGTTATCATTAGTAGATTCTTCACGGTACTATAATATGAAAAACAACGATGCTAGTTTCTTTTGGAAGTATAGAAATTTAGGATACAGCAATCCAAAGGCAAAATATTGGCATCATGGAGAAGAACCGCATCAACTCTATGCAAAAGAACTGTGTGAATTTATAGGAGAAAACAAATGCTTATAAGATGGATAAAATCACTTATTAGAGAATATAAGTATAGAAAACGCTTAAAAGAATTACGTAAAAGAGACCCATTTATTTACAAATGAATCACATAGGAATAAGTTGCGGTTTTCATGACGCTGGATTAAGTGTCATAGGAAATAACGGAGAAATACTATTTGCTGGTCATAGCGAACGCTATAGCAAATATAAACATGATAAAGACCTGTGCGGTGATATCGCAAGAGATGCCTTACGCCACATTACAGATGATTATCAGTTACACTATTATGAAAAGCCTTGGTTAAAAGCCTTGCGACAATTACGTGCAGGACAACGTTTAGGTCCATTTTTTCCTAAAGGAATTATAGGACCTGCTGTAATGGAAGAGTTTGGTGATAAACCAATCAAGACGCATGTACATCATATGACACATGCGGCGGCAGGATTTCAAACAAGCCCCTTTGATGATGCTACCGTAGTTGTTATTGATGCTATCGGCGAACTAGATTGTATTACAATTTGGGATGCTTGGTACGATGATAAAGGAATCGCACAATATAAGAAATTATGGAGTAGAAAATATCCTAATAGTATTGGACTAATGTATAGCGCAATGACTGATTATGTTGGACTTAAGCCAATGGATGAAGAATATATTCTTATGGGTATGGCTGCATATGGTAAAGTAAAATACTATAACAAAATTGAAAGTGAGTTCTTAGAAGATAGAACCGCCATGACATTCAAGCGCAATTTACATATAGGCATTGAAGATAAGTTCTTTGGTGAAGCAGATAATATGGATATAGCCGCAAGTACACAGGCTCTTACTGAAGATTTGATACAAGTTATAATGAGTAAAGCACGTATGATAGGCAAGAGCCGTAATCTTGTATACGGCGGTGGTGTTGCACTTAACTGTCTTGCAAATAGATTGTTAGGTAACTTCTTTGAAAAGATGTGGATTATGCCCAATCCAGGAGATGCAGGCAATAGTTTAGGCGCAGCCGCATTGGGATATGGTAAGAAACTCACATGGTCTGATGCTTTCTTAGGTCACAACATTAAAGGTGATTACCCTGTAGAAGCAGTCATACAAGAATTAGAAACAAACAAAATGGTAGGCGTTGCTAATGGTAGAGCAGAGTTTGGACCAAGAGCATTAGGCAATCGCAGTTTGTTGGCAGATCCTCGTGGTCCTGAAATAAAGGACAAAGTTAATGAAATCAAACGTAGACAAAAATTTAGACCCTTTGCTCCAGTCATTCTTGAGGAACATGTGGATCAGTATTTTGACATGCCTCGCAATTGGACTGATAGTAGGTATATGCAAGTCATCGCCACTTGCAGGCATCCTGACCTTTATCCCGCTATTGTTCATCACGACAGCACTAGTCGTGTACAGACAGTTCCTAAAGATCGATCTGGGATACGACAACTCTTAGAAGCATGGTATGCTAAGACGGGCTGTCCTATGCTACTCAATACAAGTTTAAATATTCGAGGAGAACCTATGGTAAATGATAGACATGATGCTGATAGGTTTGAAACACGTTATAATCTTAAGGTAATTTCATAATTTATGCTAAGAGATGTATTTTATTTCGGTAAAAAACCAAACGCACACCCTAGAGAAAGACTAGCAAAGTCATTAGATGATGCTAGAATGCAAGCCTCAACCAAAGACTTTTGGATCATTAATGAATTTTGTGATTACAAAAACTTTGATTGGGACTTTGACTTTGAATTTTTACCTGATGAAGATGTATGGGCTGAAGATCATAACAATGTATGGCCCAGTGTTTATCAAAAAGATAGTGGTACATGGTTGTGCGCTAAACAAAAAAGTGATATCACAATATACAGAAATGATGTACAACCACTAAAGCGTAAAAACGAAAAGAATGACAACTGGGTATTGCATGATTTAATTGATGAAACTAAATTTGACTTTGGCTGGCATCCTGATCCTACTGACCCTCCTTATATCTATAAGTGGGGTAGTAAATTTTATCCAGCGCAATTTCAAACTGTATTAGAGTATCGTGTACCGGGTGCAATAGATGTTAAGTACATGGATACAATTGTTGAGTTGCTACCTCAATATGAACGTTGGGTAGAAAATCATAAGATAGATAGAAACAAATTTGATTTGTCATGGAGACCTGATCCAATGGATCCTCCATACATTTATGTTTGGGGTAATCCTCATATAGACCCTACATTAGAATCTACATTAGAATACCATACACCGGGCGCTACTGATAAAAAGTATATGCCTGAAAAACTTGTTGTGTTGCCACAATGGGAACGTTGGGTAGAACATACCCCGGTCGATAAGTTGCGTAGTGAAAAAAATGGCTTTGACTTTAGTTGGAGACCAGATCCGCGTGAGCCTGCATACAATTATGTATGGGGCAATAAATTTGAAGATGCTGAAATAGTACCTACGCTAGAGTATCGCATGGCAGATGCAACACAAGTAAAATATATGACAGAACGTGTTGATGTATTACCACAATGGGAACGTTGGAGTGTAATACAAGATATTGAAGAATCAACATTTGACTTTAGTTGGAGACCGGATCCACGTGAACCTTTACTGAATTATATTTTTGGTAATGAATTATATGACGGTACAATCATGCCTACCATTGAGTATAGAATGGAAGGTGCAACAGAAACAAAATACATTGATAATTGGACAAAACCTAAGTTTAAATCTAACAAGTCTCTTTTTGAATTCTTAGAAGATAGTGATGGGTTGGATTATAGTTGGAGACCTAATCCAACCAGTCCACCATATATCTATGCTTGGGGCAATCAGTGGAATAAGCCTGAAGATAAAGTAAGTGTGCAGTATGTTGTAGAAGGTGCAACAGAATACAAGTACATGAGTGAACGTGCTATACGTAAACACTGCATGGACAACTGGATCATACCTAGTGACGTTGATGTTACAGGATTTGACTTCAGTTGGGAACCTAGCCCAGCAGACCCTGCATATATCTATGAGTTTGGTACACAATGGCAAAAGACAGGTGGCCCAAAATATGTTGTGCCCGGTGCAACACAAGTCAAATACGTTGATATCTTTAAAGTAAAGAAGTTACCTAGTAGGGCTAACTGGACTATACCTAAGAATGTAGACGTTACAAACTTTGACTTCAGTTGGCATCCAGATGATACAAGTCCACCATACATATATCACTTTGCTACTCAATGGGCAACTAGCGGTGGACCAATCTATACAGTCCCAGGTGCAACAGAAGTTAAGTATATTGATGATCAGGTTGCTAAGATGTTACCTGATAAAACAAATTGGGAGTATGATAGTAATCTAATTGACGATACATCATTTGATTTTAGTTGGCATCCATATGTAGAAGATCAACCATACATCTATGTGTTTGGCACACAATGGCAAAAGACAGGTGGTCCGCGTTATATAACTCCAGGTTGTCACAAAAATAGTCCTATCAAATATATTGACACACGTATTTTAAAAGCAAAGCGTAAGCCATGCATGGACAATTGGGTCGTATTAGATAACTTGAACGTTATTGATTTTGATTATAGTTGGCATCCAGATGATACTGAAGAAGCGTATATCTATCAGTTTGGTAATAATCAGTATCCTGCTGAGATAATGCCTACTGTAGAATACACAGTGCAGGGTGCAAAACAATTTAAGTATGTGCATGATATCGTTGCTACGTTAGGCCCTGATAAAACTAATTGGGAGATACCAAAGAACATTGATGATACTGGATTTGATTATAGTTGGAAGCCTAATCCTAAAGACCCCTCATACATATATGAGTTTGGTACTCAATGGCAAAAGACAGGCGGCCCTCGATATGTAGCATATAAAGCAACTGAAGTCAAATACGTTGATACACAAAAAGTAAAACGTTTAGAGTCTAAAGACAATTGGACTATTCCAAGCAATTGTGACATTACAGGCTTTGACTTCAGTTGGCATCCAGATGATACAAGTCCAGCATACATTTACTATTTTCCAACTCAGTGGGCACTAAGCGGCGGACCAGTATATACAGTACCCGGTGCTACTGAAGTTAAGTATGTTGAAGATCAAACTGCTATTGCTACTGTTGATAAAACTAACTGGATAGTACCAGATGATGTTGATGCAGATAGTTTTGATTTCAGTTGGCATCCCTATGTAGATGATCAACCATATATCTATCAATTTGGTACACAGTGGCAAAAAACAGGTGGACCAAGATATGTCACACCAGGATGCCATAAGAATAGTCCTGTCAAGTATATTGACACACGTATTTTAAAAGCAAAGAAAAAATCTTCAACTAACAATTGGGAGATACCTGACAACTTAGATGTTAAGGACTTTGACTTCAGTTGGCACCCTGATGATACCGAAGAGCCATTCATTTATCAGTTTGGTACACAGTGGCAAAAAACAGGTGGACCAAGATATGTAGTTCCTGGTGCAAAGGCTTTTAAGTATATTGACTTACAAAAAGCAAAACGTATGCCGTCTATGGAAAACTGGGATGTACCTTCTTACGTTGACATAGATGGATTCGACTTTAGTTGGCACCCTGATGATACAGGGGAACCCTATAATTATATGTTTCCCACCGAGTGGCAACAACAGGGTGGACCTGTATATAAGATGCAAGGTGCTGATAGTGAAGCATACATGGCACATCCTGTTGCAAAAACTAAAGCACAAACAGACAACTGGATAATACCTAATGATATTGATGTGACAGAGTTTGCACTAAATTGGCATCCGCATCCTAAAGACCCTCCAATGGTATATCAGTTTGGTACTCAATGGCAAAAAACAGGTGGACCTAAATATATAAGTAAACATGCAGACTCTAGCAGTCCAATCAAATACATTGATGTTTCTAAAGCCAAAAAGTTACCTAACAAAAAGAATTGGAAAATTCTTCACAAGTATGATGTTGTAGATTTTGATTATAGTTGGCACCCAGATGATACTGACGAGCCATTTACATATCAGTTTGGTAACAAGTATTTTTCTGCCGAACAGATGCCAACATTAGAGTATCGTGTTAAAAAATCAAATAAAGTAAAGTATATACATGAACCTGTAGCAACATTATCAGAAGATAGAACTAACTGGGAAATTCCTAAGGATGTAGACGTTACAGATTTTGATTTTAGTTGGAGACCTAGTCCGTTGGATCCTCCTTATATCTATCAATTTGGAACACAACATCAAAAGACAGGTGGTCCTAGGTACGTAGTAAAAAATGCTACTAACATAAAGTATGTAGATACTTTAAAAGCACGTAAACTTCCTACTAAACAAAACTGGGATATACCTCCTAATATTGATATTAAGGATTTTGATTTTAGTTGGCATCCAGATGATACTGATCCTCCCTACATATATCAATATGGTACACAATGGGCATTGACTGGTGGCCCAAGATACATAGTTCCCGGTGCTACAGAAACAAAATACGTAGAAGGAACAATTGCTAGAGTAGGTTCAAATATGCAAAATTGGGAAGTACCCAATGATATTGCAAAAGAAGAATTTGACTTTAGTTGGCACCCATATGCAGAAGATGAACCGTTTATCTATCAATTTGGAACACAGCATCAAAAGACCGGAGGTCCAAGATACATTGTGCCCGGTGCTACTCAAGTAAAATATATTGACAGACGTATCTTAAAGGCACGAAAGTTACCTAAGAAGGCTAACTGGAGAATTTCTAACGGAGTTACTACTTCTAAATTTGACTTTAGTTGGCATCCAGATGATACGTCACCTCCTTATATCTATCAATTTGGTACTATAGAGGATCCTATTGATGGTCCTAAATATCTGACTCCAAACAACAACGGGGAAACAGTTTATCTAAACAGAATAGAATTATTAGAGGAAGTAAAAACTGTAGATTATCCTAAGTATAATATAGTCACAACATTGGAAGATTTAATTACAGAGCATTCAACTGAAATATTTTGGGCTACACGTACTGATATTGATTATTCTAATTTTGATTTTGATTGGCGTCCAAACATAGAGCAAGCACAGTATGTACATGTGTTTGGCCAAAGTGAAAGCATTAAATCACAAACATATTTTGTTAACGCTGTATTATGGAATAAAGGATTTAAAGAATTTAATTTCGTTGAAAAGCAAGATCAGAAAAACGTAGATGAACTTGATATGTTTTTTGTTGATAAAGGAAATCCTGAAGCACAAAAACGATTTGATACACTTAAGGCTAGATATCCTAAGTTACAAAAAACACGTTATCTAAACAGTTGGGTTGATACTGTTAACCGTTGCTGTAATCGTTCTAGTAGCGCATTGTTATGGGTATTGAATAGTGAATTAGATTATACTAATTTCAATTTTGATTATTATCCTAATCCATGGCAGACTAAAATGGTTCATGTATTTGGTACTCAATGGAGCCACTGGGGTACGACATTTATGGTTAACCGAGAGTCTTTCCCCGCTGATACAAAATATATTAAAATCATAGAACACTTGAGTAATTTAAATTTTGTAAAAGAAAATAAGGCATACGCAACAAAATGTGTACATGATATTGTACTAATTGATCATGGTAATAAAGATATTTCAGAAACAATAGACTTTTTAAAATCTAAATCTAATGGAGACATAACAATCTTCAAGTATGTCACTAGTTATCTCAACACGTTAAGAACAGTTGTAAGTAAATTACCTAATAAGAAAGAACATTACGTATGGATTTGTAGCAGTGTATGTGATTACAAGACTTTTGATTTTAGTTACATTGTTGATCCTTTCTCCAGAGACAATTTACACGTATTTCCTAGCGACAAACAAAAATTTGGAGATACATTCTTTGTAGACGTAAACAAGTTGCGTGAATTAATAACTAGTGTTGAACTACTTGAAGATTACAAAGTTAATTATAATCAGGCACAAAAAGCCATTAGACTACCTGCTCCTACTGTAGTTGTAAACGAAGATACGCATGTAAACGCAATTCATAACTTGCAAGATTTTCCATATACTATCTTAGTGACAGAAGATAATAAGAATATAGACAGTGTTGATGTTGAACCTATGTCACTGTGGGATTCTTCTACTAAAAACATTATTGTAACTAGTGTTGGCGCCACAAGAATCATAGTACCAAATGAAGTTAAAGATTATGTAAAGACACAGTTGTATGATTACCCATACATCAAAAAATCATCGAAACTAGCAATGTCTACTCCGATGGACATTGTATTTTTAAGTAATGGCGAAACTGGTGCGGAAGAAAACTACGAGCATTTGTTAAAAATAACCAAAGGTTTAAAGAATAGGGTTGTTAGAGTTGAAGGTGTAAAGGGGCGTGTAGCCGCATATAGGGCCGCAGTAGAAGCAAGTAACACCCCATGGGCATTTACAGTATTTGCTAAGTTGAAAGTTAGTGCTAAGTTTGATTTTAACTGGCAACCGGATAGATTACAAATGCCTAAGCATTATGTATTCCAAGCAAAGAACCCCGTTAATGGTTTGATATATGGGCATCAGGCTATGATTGCCTACAATAAAAAATTAACATTAAATAATGAAGGATTAGGATTGGACTTTACTATGGATGATCCACATGAAGTAGTTGAACTTATGTCCGGTATAGCAAATTACAATACAGATGAGTTTAGTACATGGAGAACAGCATTTAGAGAAGTCATTAAATTGCAATGGGATCGTACAGAAGTTAGTGATAAACGTTTAGAAGTTTGGCTAACTAAGGCAGAAGGGGAGTTTGCGCAGTATAGCCTAGATGGGGCAAGAGATGCTGTAGCATATTATTCTGAAGTAGGTGGGGAGTTTAACAAATTAAAACTCAGTTATGAATGGGATTGGCTACAACGTTATTTTGAAAATCGATATAAAAAATGATCGACAATATAAGAGTACCTTCATTCGCTAATCAATCACTGGAATATTTAGGGTGTGATAGTCCTACTAGTCCTGGACTACTGCAACAATTTAATAATGATTTAACTGAGTATTATGATTATCCTTATTATATAGATTACAAATTTAATAGTAGGGGATTTAGAGATACAGAATGGCCTAATACTGTTGAGAATAAGATATGGTGTGTGGGTGACAGTGCAACATTAGGTATGGGTATTCCAGAAGAGTTTAGATATTCTTCATTATTACCCAATACTATTAATTGCAGTAGGATATTAGCAGATAATGAATGGTTACACGATAATGCTATCAATATATTACAGCATGCCTCACCAAGGTTAGTTATCATGCAGTGGACTTATTTTCATAGAAATTATATGGGACCTGAAAAACAAAAAAACCCAAAAGGATCATACGGAGAATTAATTTGGGGAAGAATGGTAAACTTTAAAAATTTATTTATAGATCAGGATAAGTATGATGCGGACTACCTATTGCATGTAATTAAAAAAGTTGAAGAATTTAATAAAACATCTAATGTTATACATTTGTTAACTCCTAATTTTCATGATGGATTTAATTTTTTAAGTAAAGTAAAAGATTCAGTAAAACATGTGATCCATATTGATTGGATTGATAATTCCAGAGACAAGTATTTTCATTATGGAGTTCAAAGTCATAGATTGCTTTCTAAAAAAATAGTAGATTTGTGTAATGAAAAAAATATTAATATTTGGTGATAGTTTTGCAGCCGACTGGAGTGTCAAGTATATAGAATACAAAGGTTGGCCAAATCTCTTACAAGAACAATTTGATGTTACTAACATTGCTCAGGCTGGCGTTTCTGAATTTAAAATATATAAACAGTTGTTGACAGTTAATGTTGCGGACTATGATATTTTTATAGTCTCTCATACTAGTCCATATAGAATACCTGTTAGAAAACATCCGGTGCATCATTTGGATTCGTTACACAGTAATGCAGATTTAATTTATACAGATATTGAGTTCCATTCAAACAGATTGAAAAATATTTTCAATTTTCCATTAAGAACTGCAATTAATTTTTATAAACACTTGTATGATGAAGAATTTTACACACTAACATATAATATGTTGCGTGACAAAATCAATGACATATTAACGAACAAAAGAGTAATATGTGTTAGTAATTTTCACAATAAGTACGAATATTATGAGCAAAACTGCTTAGATTTCTCATATCTATACCCTAAATATAAGGGTACAGTAAATCATTTTTCAGAAGAAGGAAATCGCATAATTTTTGGCAAAATCCTAAGCGAAATAAACTAATATTTTATCTTTTTCACAGGTTAGTAAATATTACTTTCGATGTTTAAAGGAGAATAAACTAATGAAAAAACTCGCAATTGCGTTATTAATCGCTGCAGGTATGGGCTCTGCTCAAGCCGCTAACTTTTTTGACTTTGAAGTTCAAACAGTTAAGGACAGCAAAACCAAAGCAGAAAGCACTGCGCAGTATCTACGTGTAGGAAAAGATATGGCAGGCTTGCACTTTGGCTTACAAGCACGTACTCAGGCGTTTGATGGCGGCGGTATGGTCAATAGCATTGAAGCAACAGCAGGTAAAGACCTTGTAAAAGGACTTCATACTTTTGCCGGTGTTGGCTATGACAATGGCTTTAACGGGTCAGGTTCATTCCAATATGGTCTTGTTGGTGCATCAACCGGTGCTAAGGTTGGACCTTTCTTTGGCTATGCCGGAGTAAAGACACGTGTAAACTGGGAGAGTGCTAATCCAAAGCAAACAGTTGCATTCGCAGGTTTAAGTTATCCACTTAACAAGCATGCAAGCGTAAGCGCAGGATATAGCAAGTCATACCAAGATATCAAGGAAGATGCTTGGGGTGCAGGTATACGTTTTAGTTTCTAATTTGATTTATTCAAATTAAAGAACGGGCTGGCAACAGCCCGTTTTTTATTGACTTCTGTAATTCATCAATATATAATATTGATATGGCAAATCCAATTGTTGCGCAATACATCAGTACTCATGTAGATAGTAGGGGAATACCATGCATTGAAAATGATGAATGGAACGCACTCATACAACAATATAGCAAAGAAGATATAAAAGAAGAACTGGCTAACTATATTGTTGATAATAAGATTCCTTTCCCAACTAAAGAAATAATCAAAAAAGAATTTGAAGATTTGTTCATTCGTTTTGCCAATACATCTATGTTAGGCGAATACAAAGACTTCCATACTGTATTAGAAAAGTTTGATTACAAATACAAGTACGTTGATAATCCATTAGGCGTCATTGATAAGTCACACACATATAATAGTGTCAGCAATTACTTTCAGCAAGAGAATCGTATGCGTTGTGGAAGTAATCTAGTAGACAGTCCTTGGGACATATGGCACGATAAAGAAAAACTAAAAAGAATGAATTGGCACTTTTGGCGTAGTGGTGCATTGGGCAACAGTGATGTTGATGATAGTACATTTCGTAGTGGATTTAGAATTGGCACATACACTGCTACACAATTTAAGCCTAGCGTAGCAAAAGCATTATATGAAAAGCATAGTGCCAAATATGTACTAGACACAAGCAGTGGTTGGGGAGACAGACTTGCAGGCTTTTATGCAACACCCTGTACTGAATGGTATGTGGGTTGTGATCCTAATCCTGAAGTATTTGAAATGTATAAACAACAATGCTTGGAGTACGAACGATTGTTAGGTAGCAATCCAACTGTTGTGGAGGATGAAAACTTCTTTAGCATTACAGGTACAAAGAGTGTAGAGATTTGGAATCTACCCAGCGAGGATGTTAATTGGAGTATCTACGAAGATACATTTGATTTTTACTTTACTAGCCCGCCCTATTACGAAACAGAACGATATGCTAGCAATAATGCAAGTACACAGAGTTGGCACAGATATCCTGACTTTGACAGTTGGAAAAATAAATTCTTTTTTCCTGTCAACGAAAAGATTTTTAAAACGTTAAAAGATAATGCGTACATGATGATCAACATTATTGAACCTAGAATAGCAAAAGGCACAAGGCTAAATCTATGTGATGATATGGTAGATCATTTAGTAAGTATTGGAGCAAGTTATATTGGTAAGATTGGAATGCGTATGCAGGCTAGACCTCATGCTATAGTAAACACAGTTAAAAATAGCGTTTTTGTAGAACCCATATGGGTTTTTAGAAAAAACAGTAATGAATACAATGGCTTAGAGACTAATATGTTTAACACGTTTTTTGGGTAAACGCATATTTGACAAATATTACAAATATAAATACAATATGAACATGGATAGTACGCAAAGGTTGGTTTTATTAGGTTTTGGTGCCCTTGTAGGGTCATACACCCTCTACAAGTTGGCTTTAGAAGCATGGTGTATAATTTATGGGCTTATTTACTAAGTCAGGAGAAAATCATGAAAGCACTTGTTGCAGGTATCCTAGGTCTTTTTGCTCTTACTGCTAATGCAGGAGGTATCGATTGCCGTTCAGGAGTAGACCACAAACACCCCGCTTGTTTTGTAAGACCACATGTTGTACATGTACATCATGGGCATCGTCATCATCATTGGAATCATCACAGACACGCCCCTGTGATTGTACATCGTAGTCATAATGATTGGGTAGTACCACTAGTGGGTGGAGTAATTTTAGGTGCAGTTATTAATGAGGCAGCAGACCGTCGTAATGATAACCCTGCTCCTAATACGTCAGTAAACTGCACAGAATGGCGTGAAGTAATACAGAGTGATGGAACAATTGCCCGCGAACGTACCTGTTATCAAAAGTAAGCACCGCTACGATAATGCATTTATAACTGTAGATGCATGGGACTCTTTCGATAAAAAGGAAGAGTTTCATCAAAAAATTTTAAAATCATCTACAGAACAGATTGTATATTTAGGCCAAAATGAGTGGGACTACTACAGTGGTGCCGCTCTTCCTAAATTTAATGCGGCGTTAGAGCATTTAAAAAATCAAGATAGAATATTTCATATTGTTACAAGTGGATTTCCGTATCACAAAGAACCAATTGATCCTAATTTAAAAGTCTATCATTGGGTAGATTGGTTTATGAAAAAAACATTTACTAGGTGTATTAATACTTCTAAAGATGTAGACAGATCAAGATTCGCAGAGTTTCGCTATTATTCTCAATCGTTAGAAAACACAACATTCGATCATTATCTAACATCATTAAATCATAGGTCTCATGCACACAGATGCCATATGATGGATTTAATTGCAAAAAATAATCTTATCGAGGGTAATGCAATTAGTTGGCACAACTTAGTGGGTAACGGTAGTATGGCAGATATGTATGATTGGGAATACTTTACACCAAGAGTGCTATCATTAAGTGATAATTTCAATGACGAATGGAATACTCCGCCAACACAATACTTTAAATCTTTTATGCAGGTAGTTAGTGAGAGTTCTCAAAATGTTAAAATCTTTACGGAAAAGACGGCTATGGCATTAATTTCGCATAAGCCATTTTTGATAGCAGGACCTATGCATATACATCAAACTTTAAAAGATTTAAATTTTGAATTATACGATGACATATTTGATTACTCATTTGACAATGAACCAAATCAAGGAAAAAGGTATCAGATGATTATGGATAATTTTGTAAGAATCCAACAGGAAAACACTCTAGGTGATTTAGTAAAACTGCAAGAAAAAATTAAATCAAAGATTGTCTATAATTTTGAAAATTTAAAAAAGAATGTGTTTGATTTTTCTACAGTCCCTCCCATTGTTAGAAAAATATTTGAGGTTTATAAAATTACAGGTGAGGATGTGGGGCATTGGTCAAATGGAGCATTAGCATGTTTAGATGACCATCGCAGAGAATTTTATAAATAAGTTTATTGCTGTATGAAGCAAAGAGAAAAGTGTTCTGGACGGCGGTTCGAATCCGCCCAGGTCCACCATATACGCACTATTGCATAAAACCGACTCAATCATCCGAGTGCAGGCAAACCATTAGTGCTTATATGACGGGCCTGTACTTGGTTTCGACAGGGCAAAGAGTAACAGAGTGGACAGCACGGTAGGCGATGACCGTAAATCAAGCAAAACAAGTAGACGCAAACGATTCTACATACGCACTTGCCGCTTGAGGCATGCTGAGGTAAGACATACCGATAAACAGAAATTCAGATAGGGACTTTGGTCCCTATCTTTTTATCCACGATAAATATCAGTATGAAAATAAAAACTCTTGAATCGTTTGACTTATCCGACGCTGTAAAGTTCCATTACGAACTTAATCCTAAGTTGTGGAAAAATAATAGATTAGATCCTGCAGTAAAAAAACAGTTATTAATTATTGCTGAAGATTTTCTTATTGAGTTAGGAATTAAAGGTTTAGACGTAGACGATATTACTATATCAGGATCAAATGCCGCATATACATACACTCCACATAGTGATTTAGATTTGCATATCCTTGTTGATATGAGCAAACTTCCAAACGATGAAGTTTATAAAGAGTTATTTCAGGCTAAAAAGACATTATACAACGATAGTCATGATATTAAGATACGAGGCATACCCATAGAATTGTATGTACAGGATAGCAAACAACCTGTAATTAGTTTGGGTGAGTATAGTTTATTACAAAATAAATGGTTGAAGATTCCTACTAAACGTAGGGCTAATTTTGATCAACGTGCTAGTAAAGTCAAATACGACAAACTAAATGATTTGGTTACAAGAGCATTACGTTTTAAAAAGTCAGATCAAGTTAACAAAGCACTTAAGATTATTAAACAGTATAGACAAGCAGGCCTTGATAAAGGTGGTGAGTTTAGTCCTGAAAATCTAGCATTTAAGGCCATACGTAAACGTGGCTTTATTCAAGACCTTTATACATTACGTGATGAATTACATAGTAAAGAACTAAGTATTGAAAACATGTATGCCCAAGAGGATTATCATCCTAACGCAAAGCCAAGAGGTCCAGAGTTCCCACCAACAATGCCATCTGGCACAGTCAAAGTAGATGTAAGTGATGTATATGACTGGTATAAACTAGGTCAACATATCAGCGACTTAGAAGGACTTGGTAAGCATGATTTTGGTAAAGGTCCACCTAGCACTATATTGAGTTTCGGTGATGAAGATACTGAACACAAATATATTGATAACTTGATGAAAACAGGATTGACCACAACAGATATTGACCCTAAAGGACATGAACCTAAGAAGGGTCAGAAGGTAGATCCTACATATAATGTTAATGAGGTCTTTGACCAACCCTACAAACTCAAATGGGAAAAAGGTGACCATGGTGATGTTGATGCTTATACACAATTGCCAGATGGTAACTATCTAAGTATCATGTTTAACAAAGAATATAATCAGGACAACGAAGAAGCATGGAGCGTAGAGTTCTATCGAAATAACAGTCAAGAGGTTACTGGTGAAGGTGATGCTCAACGAGTATTTGCTACTGTGTTAGGTGCTATTCAAACATTCATTAAAAAATATAAGCCAAATAGAATCATATTCTCAGCAAGTAAAGAAGTTGAACCTGGACAAAACGCACAAAGCCGTGCTAATCTATATGATAGATTAGTTCAGCGTTATGCTAAGGCAATGGGATACAAAGCATTTAGGGCTGATGCAGGTAATAAAGTTCACTATGAATTGAGTAAAATAAAGAAAAGCGTATCAGAGGCTTCAGGATATATTCCTAGTGAAAAAGAAAAAAATGACCCAAGATTCAAAACGGCCTTGACAGTAGATGTGAAACCTGATAGTATTAAGAAAAATGCAAAAGCATTTGGATCAAACATACAACGTTCAGGCATACCACCCACACTACCCACAAATGGCAAGAGAGTTTAATTCCGCACTACAAGCAAGCCAAATTGTAGATGAACTATATCGGGAAATGAAACGTTTCCGATATAACCCTGACTTACATAGAATTCACAAAAACCTAGAAAGTATGGTTCGTGAATTGGGTAAGGCAGAAGTGTTAGTAAGACAGACACATAAAGATGCTAGATATCTTGCCCAAAAACAAGACCTAATTGATGCCATAGACCGCTTTGAAAAACTACTTTTAGTACTGGCCCTTACGGAATAGGCACTGTAAGTTGTTGATTTTAAACGACTTTTTAAGGCTTGACAATAAATCAATTTGGGCATATAATAGAGTCTTAGACAGTCAACGAACGGAGCAATAAATGGCTAAGCAAGATTGGATAGTCAGTGTGTTTAAGGCAGACAAGCGTTGCAAGTCTGGTGAGCGTTTTATCGCTAAGTACCCGTTTTCGGGTATGGATCGTGACACGGTTTCACGTGAACTGAATGGTCTAGCCCAAGTCCTCTATCCTAAGAAGGATGGTTGGCGCTTCGATGTTCAGCCTGCTACCATGATCGTCAAGAACCTTATGACCGGTAAAAATGTTGAAATTGCTTCGGACACCCCATGGTGTTGCAATCCTGCTAGCGAATCTTACTGGTCAATGTAATTGCCCAATTGTTAACTATACAGTTGACAAATAATGCAAGGTCATATATACTTCAAACATCACAAAATTTTTTAGGAGCAAATTGTGAGCAAAGTTTCAGACAATCTAACTATTACTAGCGTTCAAGCCCGCAAGGCAGTATTGAAGGCATTCAAGTCTAAGCGTCCCATTTTCTTGTGGGGGCCTCCCGGTATCGGCAAGTCTGAGGTAGTAAGCGAAATCACTGATGAACTTGGTGGCTATATGATTGACTTGCGTATGGCACAAATGGAGCCGACTGATTTGCGCGGTATCCCTTTCTATAACAAAGATACAGGCAAGATGGATTGGGCTCCCCCAGTCGAACTTCCCGATGCTGAATTGGCATCACAATATCCCATCATTGTTCTTTTCCTTGATGAGATGAATTCAGCACCTCCTGCTGTACAGGCTGCAGGTTATCAGTTGGTGCTCAACCGTCGTGTTGGTAAGTATGTATTGCCCGATAACGTTGTGATTGTTGCGGCAGGTAACCGTGATAGTGACAAGGGTGTTACTTATCGCATGCCCATGCCCCTTGCTAATCGTTTCGTTCACCTTGAAATGCGAGCCGATTTTACTTCATGGCAGAACTGGGCTGTGAACAAAGGTATTCACAAGGACGTTGTTGGTTACTTGAGTTTTGCAAAGCAGGACCTGTACGATTTTGATAATAAGTCGGCATCACGTGCTTTTGCTACTCCACGTAGTTGGGTCTTTGTGAGCGATTTGCTCAATGATGAAGATTCTGATACCGATACATTGTACAATCTTGTATCAGGTGCAGTTGGTGAGGGTCTTGCTGTTAAGTTTATGGCACACCGCAAAGTTGCAGGTCGTATGCCCGAACCCAGCGATATCTTGTCAGGCAAGGTTAAGGACCTTCAAGTCAAAGAAATTAGTGCTATGTACTCATTGACTATTTCTATGTGCTACGAATTGAAGGATGCACTTGACAACAAGAAGGTCAACAACAAAGAATTCCATGCAATGGCTGATAACTTTTTCAGTTACATCATGGCAAACTTTGAGACTGAATTGGTTGTTATGGGTGCTAAGATTGCACTTAAGACTTACAAGTTGCCGATCGAACCCAGTCAGTTGAAGAACTTTGATGACTTCCACAAGAAGTACGGCAAGTACATTGTTGAGGCAGGTAACTAAGTTGCTCCTGGGGCGTGGGAAACCCGCCCCCTTTTTTATAAATACGGATATGATTAACAAACCAAAAGTTGTTTTTGCACCGGGCTGTTTCGATAGTTTTGAGGGCACTCAAGAGGAATTGGATGCTATGATTGCTGAAATCAACCAATTGGTTGAGAGCGGTGAGTTTTTTGATCAGGCAATCGCAATTGACGAACTTTCCGATGAGGAAAAGGAAGACTTCCTTGATGGACTTGAAATCAATATCCGTGATATTCAGGCTCCAAATCGCACACTAAATTGAGGCTTGACATTAATTCCAAACAGTGCTATAATGATGTTATTCAAGTGAAGGAGCCTGTAATGCATATTCTCAAAATGTCTGATGTTCTTCCCGGGACTAAGACTAAGAAAAAACGTAGTAAGAAATTCGAAAATCTGGTAGGTCCTACTGACCCCAAGGTAGATCATGCCGCACGTGAACGTTTGGTAACTGCACGTATCGGTCTACTATTGCGACATTCGTTTTTCGGCAATCTCGCTACCCGTTTGCAACTTGTTAATGCTGATGACTGGTGTAGCACTGCCGCAACTGACGGTCTCAAGTTCTATTACAATTCACGTTTCATTATGATGCTCAAGCCTAAAGAGGTTGAGTTTCTTGTAGGACATGAAGTATTGCACGTAGTCTATGATCACATGGGCCGTCGAGGTGATCGTGATCCTCAAATTTGGAATATTGCTGATGACTATGCGGTTAATGCTGACTTGAAGCGCCACAAGGTAGGTGAGTTTATCACTACAGTACCTTGCTTGTACGAATCAAAGTATGATGGCAAGCCTGCTGAAGAAATCTATGATGACCTCATGAAGAATGCTCAGAAGATTAGCATTGATGACCTCATCGACCAAATGATTGATGATCATATGGATGGTGAAGGCGAGGGTGAGGGAGAAGAAGGAGACGGCAAAGACGGCAAAGGTAAGCGCCCTAAGATGAGTGACGAGGAGCGTGAGCGTGTACGTCAGGAAGTCAAACAGGCTATTCTCAATGCCGCACAATCAGCCGAAGCAGGTAGTCTGCCTAAAGGTGTTGAGCGATTGATTAAGCAACACACTAACCCTGTGATGCCCTGGCGTGAATTGATTCAGACTAATTTGACTAGTGCTATTCGCACTGACTTTAGTTGGATGCGCCCTTCACGCCGTAGTTGGCACATGGATGCTATCATGCCCGGCATGACGCCCGGTGAAGAAATCGATGTTACTATTGCTATCGACATGTCAGGTAGTATTGGTAACGATCAGGCTCAAGCATTCTTAGGTGAGATTGCAGGCATGATGAGTGCATTCGATGGATACAAGGTTCATGTATTCTGCTTTGATACTGATATCTATAATCCTGCTAACTTCACTAGCGAGAATTTAGATACAATTGATAGTTACGAACCAGTCGGTGGCGGTGGTACTGACTTCGATGCTATCTTTGAATATCTCAAGCGTGAAGCAATTGAGCCTAAGCGATTGATTGTTTTCACTGATGGTTACCCTTGTGGTTCATGGGGTGACGCAAACTATTGTGATACTACTTGGATTATTCATGGTGATCCCGATCCCAATCCCCCATTCGGCACTTTTGCAATCTATAATGATCATAAGCGGGGGTGAAGAGATTGTAATATACGAGTCCCCTGATGGGGGAAAGACGGTATATTCTCGCAGATTGGGTGCTGACCCTAGCACCCGATCTGTTCACTATGTTGATCCAACATATAAAAAAGAGCAAGAGTTAAATAGGCGTTGGGCCAATCTTAAAGAAGCCGTGTTCATGGCTGACAGTGACCCAACTATCAATGATGCATTAGAGAAATTGGAGATGGTATATGCCCTCAAGAAAAAAGAAGTTAAATAACTTTCTTGTCGTTTGGGACATGTTAGGTCTTGAAAGTATTTTTAGTGTTGATGATGCACTAAATGAAGTAGAGAGTTATGAAAAAGATAAGACTTGGAAAACATTGAAGGGCGAGCCTGTAGGCAAGTGCCCTAATCCTATCCCACTTCAAATGTTAATCATGCGGGCTAGGTATAACACCCAACGTAGTTATGAAATCTATACATTCAGTACGGATATGAGTATGAAGGAAATACGTCAGGTATTTGCAGTCACACCACAGCCCCTTGTAGAATGGATACGTGAGAACGGTAACAAGATTTACAGTGATTATGTTAGGCAGGAAAAGAAATTTATTGTGTGAGGCGAAGTGTCCGATTATCAGGTAAACATCAACACGTGGTTTATGGAAAGGGAAGTTAAGAACTTCCCTCGCCATTTTATAGTTACTAGAACACCCATAAGTCAAGAGTCCAAACAATGGATTTTAGAATCACTTAAGGGAAGATTTTGCATTGTTAGTTCATTAGAAGTAGAAGATAAAATGCTTTTGGGTTTTCCTGTAGAGATACCTGCATTTGAGGACCCGCAAGAAGCAACATTCTATGAGTTAAAGTGGTCCTAAATATTTTTTAGTACTATAATCTCCTGTTAAATACTTCATAAACAGGAGACAATAATATGAGTTTTTTAAGACACGTAGGTAAGCACGGTGATCGCAAGGTTGCAGTCATTTTCCGTGAAGTGCCCGGTGAACCTCATATGTGCTTGGTTGCGTATACAGAGATTCTTAACCAACACATACATGACCCGCTCATCAAATGCATTGAAAGTGACATTGGCCAAAATAGTGAAAACTTAGCGGATGCGTTAAATCGCACTCACACTAAAGACGGACACATCATACTTCAAAAATTACATGCTGAGGGTATGCTAAAGAAAGTTAATACGGAGTTGATTGTAATGACTCCGGCACCAAATGTCAAAATCAAATTGAATGAACTCAACAAGATTTTAGACGAAATGAAGATGGGTGAAGAAGCCACAAAGAAACTTGCCGAGATGGATGCAAGTTTAGGTATGCAAGACGCCGCACAAGTTGCAAGACGTATGCGTGGTGATAAGTTACCTGAGCAGTTAAAAGAAAACAAAGCACCACAACGAGCACCTATACAAGCAGGCTCAGTTGATGCATTGGGTGATAATCAAATTGCAAACAATTTGCGTCAACAAGCAGAAAAAATGAGTCGTGAAGCAAAAGGCTTGATGGCAGAAGCAGAGCGCCTATTAAAAGAGGCAGCAACATTAGATCCAGTTAAACCTATGAAGGAGAAAACTTCCGTAACCTTAGACACTAAAAAAGTAAAGTCAACTAGGGCCAAGAAAGTAAATGTCGCCTGAATTTATCGCAAAGTGGGAACACATCCTTGAAGATGTTGAGAAGCAGAAAATTCCTATACAGTTTATTAAAAAATTAATAATCAAATTACAGGGAAAGAAACAACAAACTATCAACATCTCAAGGATGCTGGATCAAGGGTTGGATCCCGATCAAATTGAAGAAGCAGTAAGTCGTAAGTTATTCGAACTAGATGAACAAGTTGTAAGTGTAGAGTTTGTTTTGAACGTTCAAAGTATTGCAGATACCGTTCAGCCGGAAACGGATCGCTTGCTGAATAAACTATGAAACTTATATTAGCCTGTGATCCTAAGGGTGGGATCGGATATAAAAACAAATTGCCTTGGGATAAAATCCAAGGCGATTTGCCAAGATTTAAACGATTAACAGAAAATGGCATTGTGGTCATGGGTCGTAATACTTGGGAAAGTCTGCCTAAGAAACCGTTACCTAATAGGGTAAACGTTGTCATAAGCAGAACTATGCCACCAAATGATGACGCTATTGTGTTACCTAATATTGGAAGATTAAAAGATGCAGATGGCGCTTGGATAATAGGCGGTGCAAGTTTAATAGAATCAGTTTGGGAACACATTAAAGAAATACATTTAACACTTGTGTTAGCCGAATACACTTGTGATACTTACGTTGATATTGTAAAATTAAAGAAAGATTTTATGCAAGTGACGGGAAGTGGTCACGGAGATCATTCATATGAGGTTTGGAAACGTAGATGAAACAGTATCATGATTTATTAGAAGATATATTAAAGAACGGTGAGGTAAAAGATGATAGAACTGGCGTGGGCACTATTAGTGTGTTTGGTCGGCATCTTCGTTTTGACCTTAATACCGGTTTTCCAGCAATCACTACAAAGAAGTTGGCTTGGAAGGCTTGTGTGGGCGAGTTACTTTGGTTTATTGAAGGTAGTAACGATGAACGTAGACTGGCGGAAATTACGCATGGGTCGAAAGAAGGGACGGTCACGATCTGGACGCCAAATGCATTAGCACCCTATTGGAAAGATAAGGCTAAGTTCGAAGGTGATCTAGGTCGTGTATACGGCGTACAATGGCGTCACTGGAAAAAGAATACTGAACGTTGGGACTTTGGTAAAGCACATTTAGGTGGACAGCGTTTGGCGGTAGATCAAACAGAAGTAGATCAATTAATTAATTTAATTGAAGGAATTAAAAAAGATCCAAATGGACGTAGACATATTCTTAGTGCTTGGAACGTAGCAGAGATGGATGAGATGGCATTGCCCCCGTGTCATGTAATGAGTCAATATTATGTCAACAAAGATAAAAAACTATCTTGTCATATGTACCAGCGCAGTGTGGATGTGTTTCTTGGTTTACCTTTTAACATTGCTAGCTATGCGTTACTCACTCATTTGATTGCACAGGTATGTGACTTGCGTGTAGGTGAACTAATTATTAGTATGGGAGACACACATATCTATAATGATCATATTGAACAAGTCAAAGAACAATTAACTAGAGATATACTAGCGGCCCCTGCATTAGTATTAAATCCTAAGATTAAAGATATCACTAAATTTACCATGCAAGATATTAATCTATTGAACTATACCTCACATGGTCCACTTAAGGCTAACATGGCAGTATGAGTAACGTAAACGTAGTTGTACATAAATTTCGTATGGGTGATGTTGAGGATCCTCAGTTATATGCTGCCGAACCATTATATAAATGGGAACATAGCGAAGTAGGTCAATGGGTCATGAAGCATGCTATAGATCAACCTACTTGGAATTTAATTCCTAACCTAGACATATATGGACATGAAGTGATTATAAGAGCAACATTAAGACCAGAAGATTATACATATTGGAAATTAAAGTATGAGTAAAATATTAGTAACAGGTGGGTTAGGATTAATAGGTCACCACGTAGTAAATCTATTAGAAAACTTAGGACATGATGTTATCATAACAGATACACAAACTAATTATGGAATCATTCCTCAAGACGAGATTGATTACTTAATAAAGGAACGTAAGAAGAAAATCAAAAAGGCATTGATTTATAAATTTGATATTTGTGACCAGCGCAATTTAGATTGGTTGTTTGCCGCAAACAAGTTTGATATCGTCATACACATGGCAAGTTTTCCAAGACAGAAAGTTGTCAATGCTAATCCAATTATTGGTAGTCGTGTGATGAGTGAAGGATTACTTAACTTATGCGAACTCAGTAAAAAATATAATGTAAAAAAGTTTGTTTACATAAGTAGTAGTATGGTATACGGGACATTTCCCGACGATGTGACTGAGGATTATAATTGCAAGCCTCAAGGTCAATATGGAATTTTAAAACTTGCAGGAGAACACCTTGTTAAAGATTACGCACGTAGAGGCAGTTTTAGTTATGTTGTTATTCGTCCTAGCGCAGTATACGGGCCTCTTGATGTGGAAGATAGAGTTATTGCAAAATTTATGCTCACTGCAATGCGAGGCGGAATGCTCAAGGTTAATGGAGCAGGAGAGACCCTTGACTTCACCTATGTTGAAGATGCCGCAATTGGAATCGTCAACGCCTCACTTAGTACAAACACCGATAATAAAACCTACAATATAACAAAGAGCCATAGTAGAAGTTTATTGTATGCAGCCGAACTTGCTGTCAAAATTGTAGGTAAAGGTAGTATTGAAGTCAAAGATAGAGACTTAGATTTTCCTAGTCGCGGTGCATTAAATATTGAAGCAGCCAAACGTGACTTTGGGTATGATCCGCAAGTTGATGTAGAAGAGGGTTTTCAAAAATATTATGAATGGCTCAGCAATAGCCCATTTTGGCTTAGCAAGACAGTACCGCAATCTTAAAGACGAATTATTAGAAGCAACTGACCAAGCATTACGTGAGGGCTGCCTTATGGCAGGCCCTTACACCAATAAGTTTGAAACTTGGCTAGCGTTAAAGACTGGTGCAGAGTTTGCAGTTACCGTACATAGCGGTACGCAAGCATTAGAAATTATAGCACTGTTTCTAAGATCACAATGGTTTGTTACTGTACAATCAGAAATGAAACCTAGTGTTTACATTCCTAACGTAACCTATCCCGCTACATTAAATGCATTTATAAATGCTGACTGGGATGTTGAACTAGTTGATACTGATAAGAACGGATTGATCAACCAAGAACATTTAGACAGGTTGCAGATGTTTTCGTTCATATGTATGGTAGGACTATATGGTGCTAGAACCCCTGATGCTACTTCCAATCATATTATTGACGGTGCGCAACATTGGCTGGTAGCAGACAAGAACACAATGGGCATTGGTATGGCTATCAGTTTTGACCCTACTAAGAATCTTCCTAGTAGTGGCAACGGTGGTGCGATTGTAACTAATGATAGAGAACTATACGAGTTTGCATATAACTATCGTAGTAACAGCAAACCTGATTGGCATCAAATGTCAGGAACTAATAGCAGAATGAGCGAATTAGATTGCGCACATTTACTAGTACGTTCACGACATATTGATAGTTGGCAATGGCGCAGGAAACAAATTAGGTATTATTATTTGGAGCAATTTAAGAATTTACCTGTACATTGCTTAAGTAGAGATTTTCAAGTACATGCGGATCAAAAGTTTGTGATTTACACAGACCACAGAGATGATCTACACGAACATTTAAAGAAACATAATATAGAATCTAAAGTTCATTATACACATGCATTGAGCGAACTACCTATATCTAAGTACTTGAAAAGGCCTGATATGCTAAGTACTAGCGTTATGCTGACTAGGGGTGTATTAAGTCTACCCATTTATCCTGAATTGACGGACGGAGAAGTTGAATATATTTCCTCCGTAGTACGCAAATTCTACGATAAATAACTGTATGTGGATCTTTACAATCGCCCCCGAATGGGTCATACATCTTATATTTTCAGTAGGATTACTAGGAGTAATCGCAGGATTTGTATTGGGTTTCATACCCTTTATTAATAGATATCTACTGCCTATTAAAATAATCAGTCTGATTGTGTTTGCATTTGGTCTATACCTTGAGGGAGGCCTTGCAGACAATAAAGAATGGCAACTTAAAGTAAAAGAAGTTGAAGCAAAAGTGGCCAAAGCAGAAGCAGAGGCTGCAAATGCAAACACACAATTACAGGCAGTGTTAACTAATAAAACTGACGTAATAAAGCAAAAGGGCGATACTATTATAAAATACGTAGATCGTTATAGAGATAGAGAAGTGTTAAAAACTGTAGAAGGACCTGAGAGAGTTAGAGTAGAAGAAGTTATCAAATATGTAGAAACTTGCCCTGTCCCCAAAGAACTTATTGATATTCATAATCAGGCTGCAGGAATGAATAAAGGGGACAAGAAATGAGATTTATTCTAGCGTTATCATTAGTAATTTTATTGTCAGGGTGCAGTTTGTTTAGGCAGCCCGTTCCCGTAGTTCCTAAGTTCCCTGAGGCTACTCCTGAATTGCTAAAGAAATGTGAAGAATTGAGAAAAGTAGAGGGTGATCAAGTACTGATTACGGAACTACTAAGAGCCGTTGTACATAACTATTCATTGTATTATCAATGCTCAACTAAGGTAGAGGGTTGGCAAGAGTGGTATGAAACACAAAAGAAAATATATGAAAACATTAAATGAGGCATAACATGAAAACTATAATAGTCGCAGTTATTGCGTTAGGATTAGCAGGATGTGCAACTGCAAACAAAGAACAGTTATATTATGACGCTAGCAAAGCAATTAGTAAAGATTTGACTGTAGCACAATCAGCATGTTGGGGTGCTATAGGTGAGATTGCAAAGGGTGCAAGTGATAGCGTTAAAATCAATGCTATTGCGCTTGCTGAAAAGTGCAAAAACGATCCTGTAAAAGTAACTCCACCTAAAAAGAACTGGTTTGGTTTCTAAGCCCTATACTGATAAATACAGTATAACTTTGGAATATTGATATGGCAACACAACAAGTAATTAATATAGGTACACTACCAAACGACGGTGAAGGTGATCCGTTACGTGTTGCCTTTGGAAAGATTAATAATAATTTTAGTAATCTTTTTGCTACCTTTGTTAATACAAGTAATACATATAGTACAGGGAATACACCTGGCCAAGTAATATTTGAAACTCCTGTCAGTAGTTTTACTAATGGGGTTTTTACTATTCGCTCCAATGATCCAGGTACGGATGATGCGCAAAATATAACCTTATCTGCCCAACTAAACACAGCAGGCAATGGAGTAAAATTTACCGGATACGCAACTACTTTTACAGGTAATGCTATATGTAATTATGATATGGACGTGTTTGGTTCTAATGTCAGAGTTTTAGTAAGTCCATTTACTACAGCATCATTGTTTCATTTTGTATCTTCTCAAATAATGTATGTTGGTAATCCTATACCAGGTCTTGAATTACAACTTGATGGATATCCAATTGGTCAAGTTATGTCAACTGAGAATGATTATAACATTACTACAGAAGATTAATATGAGGGCTAGAGAGTTTATTACCGAACAAAAACTAAGTGATGCACACGACGGGTTGGATGTAGCATCAAAAGCCCTACCTAACACCTATATAATTCCTGACTTAAAAAATAACGACTTTTACGATTTATATCGTTTTGGTGTTGCTATAGCAGCGGTTCGAGGAGAGCAGGGCAATGGTGATGGGGTACATGATGGAAATGAACCTAAATTCAGAGCAACTAGTTTATGGGGAGAACAACAAGTTGTAAGTAGTTTTGACCCTAATGTTGGTAAAGTTATTGACAAAGCGTTAGCAAAAGTAAACAAGCATGGTAAAAAGGCTGTTAGTACTCCTAGCAGTGACGAAATGGATGATACACTAACAGTATCACCTATGAAGCCCTTTAAAGGATACAAGAGATGAGGGCTAAAGAGTTTATTATAGAACGTACTATAGGACATCCTACAAAACGCCAACGTTTTGCCACTAGAGGTTTACACAAGTTCCGTGACCCCGGTGGGTATGATAGAACATACGAACTAAACCGTATTATGATGGCTACTGCATGTGCAGATGGTACTACTCCATTAGAATTAGACGCTGAAACATGGAGTGGTAGATATAACACCGCGCATCCATACACAGACCTTGAACATAAGATGTTAAAGCAAGCCTTTAAAGCAGTAGGTAGCGATACTACTGACCTAAATCACGGTGATTTAAATAGTGATGAATTACCCGATACTAATATTAAAAGCCCAATAAAGCCTTTTAAAGGGTACAAGAAAAAATAAATTTGTTGGTTTCTGAGAATAAGTATTGACATAACAGTACAGGATTCTCATGCAAAATTTAATAGACATTAATAACACCCTCGATCTAGTAAAACTCAAGTTTTATAACGAATGGCTTTATACAGCCCATATATATGACGAAGGTGATAGTCCCTTTCACAAGCAACTAACTACACAAGTAGTTAAAGATTACATTGATCCTATTAACTTACCTAAAAATGCTAAGATATTAGATTTGGGTTGTGGTCCAGGCTATTTCTTAGATGAAATGAAGTCACGTGGATATACAGATGTTACGGGTGTGACATTAAGCCCCGGTGATGTTAAGTTATGCGAAGATAAAGGTCACACTATCAAAAAATATGATTTAAGTTTCTTGCCACAAAAAGATGGCTACTACGATGAAAGTGTTGACTTTGTATTCTTGCGTCATGCTCTAGAGCATAGTCCATATCCTATCTTTAGTTTAATGGAATATAATCGTATTCTAAAACAAGGTGGCAGAATTTATATTGAAGTTCCTGCTCCTGATTGTGAAAGAATGCATGAATTCAATTTGAATCATTATAGCATTTTAGGGCAAAATCAGTTGGCTGCTCTACTTACACGCACAGGATTCAATATTGAAAGATTTAATAATCTTGAGTTTGATTTAAATGTTCCTGACAAAGATGGTAATCCAAAATCAGTTAGAGAAAAGTATTTCTGTGTAGTAGCAGTGAAGCAAAGACCTTTAGATATAAAATGATAGATTTTGACAAGATAAAAAATCTTTTTGTAGTTTATCCTCCCTCTTGTGCAGGAACCCATTTAGGTAATTTATTAAGTTTGCATCCTGCATTTAACCCTAAATATAATTGGGACGGTAACTATGAGCAACGCATGATTGAGAATTATATACATACGCATGCACATAGAAAGTTTCATTCTCCTAGATCATGTAATGTGCATTTTGATCCATTACAAAAGAATATCAATGATTTTGATAAAGATGATCCATGGTTAAATGAAATGCTTAGTAACGATAAAAAGAATGTGTTTACTGGTCATTTTACAAATTTTCACAATATGTTTGTAAACACTTTCCTAAGAAAATATAAGCCGTATGCCGCTATGATATTAACTGAGCCTAAAGTTGGATCAATAGCATATATCAGAAATCAGTTAAATGGATTTGAAGAAACAAATCCATACAAAAACTATCAAATACCATGTAAGTTCCCTAGCCCCAGTCCTGTTGATGGTCTAGACTTTATTACAGAAGAAAATGGATTCTTGCTAGATACAGATGAATTCTTTACTAAAGACGGATTCAAACTACTTAATGAAAAATTGCAAGAAAATTTAGGTATTACTTTAGACGAAAAATACGAGCCAATACATCATTGTTGGTATGAAATAGCAACATACCACGTATAAATACTCTTATAACTTATAAGAGTATTTTATGGCCGAACCCAATCCAAGCAATGTAGCACCCTGGTATTTGCGCAACATTACGCAAGCCCTTGAACTTGATAACGCAACAGGAAACGTCTTTGTACGAACCAATGCTGCGGTAATAGGTAACGTTTCAATAGGCAATGTTGCTATAGGAGCATTGGGTAATGTTGATATATCAGGTAATACTCTACCCGTCACAGTATCAGGTGGCAATGTCAACGCAAGTGTTACTGGCACAGTAACAGCCACACTCAGCGGTAACCTCGCAGGTATCACAGGTAATGTCACAGTAGTAGATGGCGGTGGTAGCCTAACAGTAGATGGCAATGTAGGCATCACAGGCAATGTCAATATAGGTACAATGCCTAATGTCAATGCTAGTGTATCAGGCAATGTTGGCGTAAGTAGTTTTGGTAATATTGATATCACTGGCAACGCATTACCGATCACTGGTAATGTGAACGCAACATTAGATAGCAATGCCAATGTTATCATATCAGGATTTGGTGGTCAGACAGCAGATGCTTTCGGTAGATTGCGTGTAAGCAATCCATATACATTATTTGATACTCAAAATAGATATTACGATCACGAACAATACAGTTCAAGTACTTCAGGAACTGCCAATGTAGTCTATGAAGCAAACTCAAGTTCCTTTATGTGTAATGTAGGTACTACTTCAGGCGATAGCGTGTTGCGTGAAACAGTTAGAGTGTTCCCATATCAGCCAGGCAAGAGTTTATTAGTATTGTCATCATTTTGTTTCAATAGTCCTAAACCAAACCTAACACAGAGAACTGGTTTTTTTGATGCCGACAACGGTGTATTCTTTGAAGCCGTTGGTGCAACATTGAACATGGTGATACGCAGTAGCAGTACAGGTAGTATAGTTGAAGATAGAATACCACAAAGTAGTTGGAATGGTGACCCTCTTGACGGAACCGGACCAAGCGGTATCTCATTGGATGTTGCACTTACGCAAATTTGGTACGTTGATATTGAATGGTTAGGTGTTGGTAGCGTAAGAGTTGGCTTTGTCATCAATGGTCAGTATATCACTTGCCATACATTTAATCACGCTAACACACCAAATACAGGCACAACTGATAATACCACAACATATATGACAACTGCCACACTACCATTGCGTTGTGAGATTACTAACACAGGCACGACCGGCTCACCAAGTATGTTGCGTCAGATATGCGCAAGCGTTATCAGCGAAGGTGGTTTCCAGTTATCAGGTTCAGGTAATCCAAGAGCCGCATCACATCTAATAGGTACACCAGTAAGATTGCCTAACGATGCAAGTTTCAAACCTGTCATCGCTATCAGATTGAAATCTACTATGCTTGACGCTGTAGTAGTACCTATCAACTATACATTAGTACCAGTAGCACAAAGCCTGTTCCAGTATCGTATATACAAGTATGCTGTGACAAGCGGTGGTGCTTGGGTAGATAGCGCGGCAGATAGCGCAGTACAATATAATCTTGCTCCAACTACTTTAGTCAGTGGTGATATCGTTGAGCAATCATTCATCAATAGCACTAATCAAAGCAGTGGTGCGCCAACACAAGAAGTTTTCACATTCACATATCAACTTGAGCGTGAACCATTTACAGGCACACCATATGAGTATGTCATCACTATGGCAACAACTGGTACTAACCAAGATGTTTACGCAAGTATTGAATGGCAAGAAATGTCATAATGCATGAAAAATTTGTTTATACTATACCCCGGTGGGTGTGGTGGTAATCACCTAGCCAATATAATCAGCACCAATTCTAAATTTACGCCGTTATTTGATAGCGAAAACTATCATAATGATTTACTTGTAAAATACAAAGAAATTTTTCAAACAGTTCCAACTAAAGGTTATCAGCATACAGGAACTCCACACGTACATCATTTTAAATCTCATTTTTCTAAACATACTAATTTAGAACAGTTACATGATGAGTTGATGTTCAATCAATTATGTGAAAATAAAACAGTTAATATTTTGATGGGGCATGAGCATTGTTTTGAACAAGCAGAAGTAAAGTTAAGATTAATTAGTAAAGTTCCTGATCCTTTTTGGTTAGTGCTGAATTTTCCAAAAATAGACTCTATACCTTATAACAGAATAAAATTATACGGTCTTACGCCCAGACCCGAACGTTATACCTTTCCTTTTAATTGTACAATGTATAAGGGAAACGTATATGCTAGTAGTAACTTAGAGAACAGTATTCTAATTGAAACAGAGGAGTTATTCACTGACTATGGAGTGGACTACGTAAGAGAAAAATTATATAAATTGGACATAGAAATACCCTCTATAGCAGATGAGTTACATAAATTATGGTTCAATAAATTACAAGAAATATTAGTTTTGTACAACTCATTTCCAAAATAAATATCAATATGAGTACTCAGACGTTAATTAAAGATCCGTATGTAAAAACAATTTTTAAAACTCAACAGGAGTTAGATGATTTTGTTAAGTGCTGTGATCCACAAACAGGTTATTTGCACTTTATGGATAACTTCTTTTATATACAGCACCCAACACGTGGTAGCATGGTCTATCACCCATGGATATATCAAAGAAGATTAATAGAAACTTACCATAATTATCGTTATAGTATTAGTTTGATGCCACGACAAAGTGGTAAATCAACAAGTGCCGCCGGCTATCTATTATGGTATGCTATGTTTGTACCTGATAGTACGATTCTAATTGCGGCACACAAGTATACCGGTGCGCAGGAAATTATGCAACGTATTCGTTATGCATATGAAAACTGTCCCATGCATATTAAGGCAGGCGTGACAACTTATAACAAGGGGTCGCTTGATTTTGAAAATGGATCAAGAATAGTTTCAGCAACCACGACGGAAAATACGGGTCGTGGTATGTCTATTTCATTGCTATACTTAGACGAGTTCGCATTCGTTAGACCTTCCATTGCTGAATTGTTTTGGACTTCTATCACGCCTACCTTATCTACTGGTGGTAAAGCAATTATCACTAGCACTCCGAACAGTGACGAGGATCAGTTCGCATTAATTTGGAAGGGTGCTAATAAAACTGAAGATGAGTTTGGTAATACGACAGAACTAGGTGTAAATGGATTTAGAGCCTATAGGGCACATTGGAGCGAACAGCCAGGTCGTGATGAGAAGTGGGCAGAAGAAATGAAAGCACAATTGGGCGAAGATCGTTTCCGTCGTGAAATTGGTTGCGAATTCATTATCGCCGATGAAACATTAATTGCACCTACTACACTATTAGATTTGGAAGGTATAGAACCAGTAAATCGCATGGGTCAAGTGCGTTGGTATAAGAAACCAACAAAGGGTAATATCTATGCCGTAGGTCTTGACCCCAGTTTAGGTACGGGTAGTGATCCTTCTGCTATACAAATTTACGAAGCAAATACTACTACACAAATAGGTGAGTGGAAGCACAATAAGACAGATATTCCAAATCAAGTTAAATTATTAGCACAGATAAACAAATACATTGTAGAGTGCACCGGTGAACCTAACAACCTTTATTATTCTATTGAGAATAATAGCATAGGTGAAGCCGCACTTATATCATTAGCAGAATACGGAGAAAGTAATATACCGGGTATATTCCTAAGCGAACCTGGTAAGAAACGCAAGGGTTTTAATACTACACATAAAGTTAAATTAACTGCTTGTGCAAAGTTTAAAACACTATTAGAAAGTAAAAAGATGACCCTATATAGTCGCAGTCTTATAGGGGAACTTAAAACCTTTGTAGCAGTAGAGGGCAGTTATAGGGCTAAAATAGGCGAAACTGACGATTTAGTAATGGCCAGTTTATTAGTAATTAGAATGTTACAGCAATTAAGCGATTTTCACTATGATTTAGAAACACAAATACGTGACCATGATGAAATTATAGCCCCACTACCCTTCTATGCTGTGCTAGGTTAACCGTTTAGGACTAAATATCATTATGGCTATTGATCAGGAATCATTTAACAAAAAACTTTATGACCTACTAAAAACTAGGGGTTATCGTCCTATACCTAAGGACAGTAAAAATCAGAGAACTGAAAGCCCGCAAGACGCTGACGTTTTCAATTTTACTTTTACTAAAGGTGGAGAAGAAATGGGTGATGCTTGGGTAACAATTGATGATGCCCAAGACGTTATACTATATTACGATGACGATATTATGGATACCGGTGGTCGTAGCGACGGATCAGAATATGACGATAGTTGGTCTGCGTTCATTCAACATTTAAAGCGTTGGGCAATGGGCAAACAACTAGGATTCGAATTACGAGATAAACAAAAATTAGGTGATGACATGGCACAAAGAGAATATACAAGGAAGAAAGAAAATATATCCGAAGGATATTACCCAATGGGTAAGCAGTCAAGTTATAGTGATGCTGTGCCTACAGTTAAAATCATACTGCAACACACACGCCAAATACAAGAAGGCGAGCAACGTTATCGTAATATTGCTAGAATATTTTTGGAGAATCAACTTGGAGAAAGAATTCTTGCCCCTACTACCCGTCCGGGAGTTGCCCAAGTTTATGCCAGACATTTGGCCGAAGGCGGAGTTCCAAACGACGAACGTTGGAACCATATCAAAGGTCTTTGTGAAGAATACAACAAAATGGCCGGATTCGTTCGTGCCACTAGAGGCAATCAATTTAACGAATCAGCGCAACAGTTAGTAAACGAAGGTATTAACCATTACCACAACTTACGTGAGACATTAGGTAAGATGCGTGGTCATCGTGGTTATCACAAATACTTTGAAAGTTATACTCCTACATTAATGGAAACAGAGGGTGATGAAAGTAACCTTACTGAATTATTTGTGCAAGAAACATTAGATCCACGCATTGAAAGTGTAATGCCAATTCTTTCACGTTTACAAAAGAACGTTACAGAAATGAAAGAAGTAAATGAGTTAGCAGAATGGGCTGATAGTTTACTTGAAGGCGGTGATGGTCCTGAAGCAAGCGAAGAAACCGATGTAGATACTGCAGGTGACGCAGGTGAAGGCGGCGGCGAAGATGCACCTGAAGATGATTTAATGGAAGCACCTGGTGCGGAAACATTAGCACATAATCAAAATACTGAAAAGGGTAATTTAAAGGCTTTTGATTTGGCAGAATTTACAGATAGAAATGAAAAGAAAGATATTGAAAAAAGAATAACTTCAATAAAAAATAGATTAAAAGATACTAACCTAAGTAAAGATGAACAGCAAGATTTAGAATTAGATTTAACAACACATGAAAAAAGACTAAAAGATTTTAAAGGCGGAGTAAGTAGATCATCCGGTTCACGTTCAGATCCGGATTCAACTAACCAAGCAAAAATTGGATCACAATCAAAAAAATCTGAAAAAGATACTATTAATAACGCAGAAAAAAGATTAGATGATGTTAATGACATGATTCAATCTTGGTTAAGTGTTAAAGAAAGTAGCGACATGGAACCATATGAAGATATGAGTGATATGGAACTTATTAGATTATGCAGTCAAATGGGTTTAGAGAAATCATGTGTTAGAGATGGTGAAGGTCAACTTGCTAACCGTGATGAAGTAATCAATCTATTGAAAATGCAGGACCACGACGAATCATTGGAAGAAGCAGAAGTTGAAGAAAGCGGATTACAAGCATACTTAGGTAATAAGAAGTATGGTAAAGAAGGTATGGATGCACTACGCAAAGCAGGTCGTGAACATGCTAGCAAAAAAAAGATGGCAAGCATCCGTGCCAAATATGATAAGTTAGATGAAGAATTAGCGGAAGGCATCTTAGATAAAATTAAAGGAGCAATAGGATTAGGACCAAAGAAGGGTTCTGAACGTTGGATCCGTGTAGAACTGCCGGCTATTGAAAAACCAAATCAAGTAAAAGATAAACTTATTGGGTTAGGATTAAAAAGTATAGAACATGATAGAAATTCAAGTGGTCCAACAAACACATATTATGCTAAAACAGATATATCTGACAACGCACATATTAGAAATGAAATTAAAAAACTTTATTCTAGTGTGAATCCAAAGAACATTTTTGTTGGAAATTCAAACGGCCCATCCAATCATACTACGGCACAACCGGCAGCAACTGCTCCTGCGGCAAATACAGCACCTGCGGATCAACCCGCTACAGGTCCTGATTTAAGAGTAGATAGGGGTCGTTTACCTAGCGGTGGTCAAGGTACATCTAGTAGACCTTCTAGCACTGGAGGTAGATTATCGATGCCAGGCGATCCTAAAGGTGTATACGCCGGTGATGATAGATCCAGTTTTAGAGGAGATGGTTCTTTCCGCTATGAAAGCGCAGAACAAGATGTAGAAGAAGGTCTTGATGCTAACCAAAAGCGTGTAGGTCAATTAGGCCCAACTGAAAAAGTAGGACCTAAAGGCGCAGTTGGTAAACTTGTTGGCGCGAATGAAAGTGTAGAGTTAAGTGAAATGGACAAGTCACAACCATCAAGTGATAGAGGCGGTGAGAGTTCAGGTAACCCATATGCTAAAGGTGGTAAGGCTACACCAATCAAAGCAAAAGATGCTGAGAAAGATGCTGAAAAGGCATTAAACAAGTCTATGGATAAGGCTCATAAGAAAGATGTGAAAGAGGGTCAAGAAGACCTCGATGCTATACTAAGGTTATTGGGTAAATAACACTACAAAAAACCGCAGATTTTTCTGCGGTTTCCCACATCCGGCATAAATACTATTGACATAGGCACCGTGTAGTAATACAATAATGCTTATGTTAGTTGATTCATAGGGAATCAGCGAATTATTTTAAGGCTCAACAAAGACCAACTTAAGGAGAAATATTATGGCCTCACTAGCAGACATTCGTGCCCGTATCGCGGCACAAGAAAACAAGTCACAAAACAAGGGTTCTGGAACCCAGTCTGACAACGCAATCTACCCACACTGGAACATGAGCGAAGGTACAACTGCTACCGTTCGTTTCTTGCCAGATGCAGATTCAAAGAATACATTCTTTTGGGTAGAACGTCAAATCATCAAGTTGCCATTCAATGGTGTTAAGGGTGATCCCAACATGAAGCAGGTAGTTGTTCAAGTACCTTGCGTAGAAATGTATGGTGATAGTTGCCCCGTTCTTGCAGAAGTTCGTCCTTGGTATAAGGATGAAACACTTAAGGAACTTGCTAACAAGTATTGGAAGAAACGTAGTTACATTTTCCAAGGCTTTGTACGCCAGAACCCACTAGGCGATGACAAGACTCCTGCGAACCCTATTCGCAGATTCATCATTAGCCCACAAATCTTTACTATCATCAAGTCAAGTCTGATGGATCCTGAAATGGAAGAATTGCCAACTGACTATATGCGTGGTCTTGACTTCAACGTTAAGAAGACCAGCAAAGGTGGTTATGCTGATTATAGCACATCAACTTGGGCACGTAAGGAAACAGCATTAACAGAAGCAGAACAGGCTGCTATTGATGCACATGGACTCTTCAATCTCGCAGAATTCTTACCTAAGAAACCTAACGAGGCAGAGTTGCGTATCATCAAGGAAATGTTTGAAGCAAGTGTTGA